ATCAAATTGAATATCTCTATTCTTTACACTACCCTGGGAATATACGGTAAAGAACACCTGAATGAGACCATCATTCTTTTCTTCTGGAATATATTTGCCACCCCAGAATGGGTGAGAGACATCATATTTGACTCTACTAATTCTTCCAGGTGATGTTACTTCTAGTGGAATGAACCTTCTAGTGTCCCACCAAGTATCACCTATTGTCTTTCTTTCTATAAACTGCTGATACTTTAGAACCTCACTACGAATGGGGTCAGTCGTTATGTTTGCATAATCACCTGGATTCCAGTCACCAACAGATAAACCCTTTGGATCACGTCTTTGCCCCCATCTATCTACTAAAAAGTTAGGGGAAAGACTGAAGTCTAGATCTTCAAATGAATCTTCATCCTGATAAGTCTCTACTCCCTCTGCAGACTCACCTAGGTAAGCATATGCTCTTGCACCAGCACCAATACCACTAGGATCTGTGATTTGAACAGCAGGAGGATATTGATATCCAAACCCACCATGAATCAAGTCCACTGCCATCAGTGTACCATCTTTACCGATGACTGGGTTTGCTTGTGCTCCAACACCACCGCCACCTAAAAAATCAATGGTCAACCCACGATGGTTGTTGCTGAATTTACCATTAATATCTTCAGTTTCTAAATTGAAATTTAAACCATCACAAGAATTGCTATCTGGTTCAAAGAAATCTATGTTTTTCTTACTCTTATCGTTCAGTTCATTGATATTAACATATGCTACTTTATCTCTATTACTTACGACAAACTGAGTACCAGGATTCAACTCAGCATACTTATTAGCTTCGTAGATGGAAATATTAGATACAAATCCCCTATCAGTAGAGATGTAACCAACTCTAATGTCTCTTCTTGTAGTATTTCCAAAAAGATCAAAGGACATATCCTATACTTTTCTACCTGTAGTGTTTATATTTATTAGGTCGGTTTGACTGTTACCTTGGGTGGGTCATCATATCTAACAGTCCCCTGACCTCTAGCAGGTTGTGCGTATTGTTTAGGTGGTTCTATTGGTTTATTGCCTGGTTTTTGTTGTGACTTCTTATTGATTGCACCTGCACTTGGTTTCTGTACTTGAGTTTGACCCGATCCACCATTAGATAAAGTGTAGAAGTCAGATATAGCGATGTTTGGTGATAACTGACAACCAAAAATATCTAAAGATAAATTGCTAAATCCAAAGGCAGCACTCATGTTACCATCAATGTCTGGAATTTGATTCAAGATGTCACCCAATGCAGAACTCTCACCTGCAATCATTGTTTGAATTTCAGTAATAAAACTACTCAGGTTCTCTACCAATGAATTGTTTGCGTTATTAATATCATCTCTCCTTGCCGCAATCACAGTCGCAACAACATCTTCAGCAAAACAGATTGGTGCTGTTGGGAAAGTTTGATACTGTTTTCTATCTACAAGTGCTTGTTTTGCTGACCGCTCCAATGAATCAAGATCGATAGCATCCAAAAGAGCATCCTCAATATACTGTGCAAGTGTTTCTACAATCTTATTATACAGACAAGTAATCAGTGCAGTTGTCTGTTCTTTCATATCACCCATCAAATGTCTAAAGTTTGCTGGTGTAGCTGATACCACAGCAGTCATTGCATTGTTGAAAATCTTTTGTACATATTCGATAATCTTATCAAAGACTATCTTCATATACTTTGCAATTTCTTGTGATGTTTTCTTGATAAGATTTTTTATACCGCTAGTATCTGTGACAGCACCAGATGCTGCCTCAAGATATGATTGAAATGACTGAAGATACTTATCAATAGCATTCATCAAATTATCAATGACCGTTTGAATAGCACTAATAGCAGACCCCACCTTATCATCAGGTTTCATCATAGGGGTTCTCTTATCCATATACTCTTCACGTTTGATATCAGCTACCTGTAACTGATGAACACCATCAGCATTTTCTCTAGTTGCTCCAGGTTGTGATGGTTGAAGAGGAGAGTTTTCAAGATTACTTTGTGTCTTTATGCTTTGCTGAACTTTCTTCCTAATAAAGGCATCTCTTTTACTCTCTTTTACATTCCTTCTATCTGCTAACCTCTCTGCATTTTGAATGTAACCTCTGATTTCATCAGTATATGGAATATCTGCACGAATTCCATACTTATCGGTAGGTGTTGCAGGTGCAGCAGGGATAGAATGTGCTGATACACCAGGTCTTGATACTTGAAGACCCTCATCAGGTACTCTCTCTGTAGTTTGTTCAGTTTTTGCTTGCTTACCAATAGCATATCCACTTGTAGCAAGACTACCTGGTGAGTTATCATTTACCTCACCAGTTCCAATAGTATTCTTCAGAAGAGTCTGGGAATTGTTTCCCAGAACACCCATGATAACTGGGACTTGCTGTTCCTTATCATCAAGAAAGAATCCAAACACCATATTACCTTGACGAAGGTTAGGTGTTTGTGCTGCTTCTGCTTGTCCACCACCAGCAGTCACAGGATACATTACCTGTGCCCACGGCAAATCTTCCGAAGGTGTTTCCTCCCCAACAGGATGAAGACCAAAAATTCTCACCTTATATCTTCTACCCCAACCCTTGATTTGTTGTGGGTCATCATACTTACCTGGGAGAATATTATCTCTCCAGGTAGAATCATCAGCAATCTGACCGACCCACCAATTAAAGTGGGAACCTAGAAAACCAGGGTTGAACGTACTACCTTCCATCAATCCTCATAAATTCTACATTCATCTGCTTCTGGCCATTCATCACAATACATCTCGAAAGATGTTGGATCATGATCTTCATCAGGGTGATTTGCTTGATATTTTTCTAGATGATCTAACTCATCTTCAATATGTCTACGACGCTGGGGACTAATACTTCCAGATTCTAATTCATCTTTATCGTCGTTGATGTGTTGTTGCAGTGTTTTATCTGACATAGGATTTTATGCAGTTGGTCTACCAGTTCTTCCAACGGAATCCCTGACTAAATTCAGTCTAGTATAGGTTCCTTTAGTTGACAAGAAATGACATAGTTCCGATATAATATATAGACCACCAGAATTCTGGTTTACATCACCGGAATTTACATCTTTCTTCTCTGCAGAGTCAACGAATACCATATCACCTGCATGAAGTTCAAAGTCACCTGGAATAGTGACCTCAACTTGATAACCAAAGAACTGGTTATATCTCATTATAGACTGGTTTAGGATTTTTGAATACTCAAAGTTTTCTTCCTTTGACTTTTCTAGTTGCTGTTCTGTTGGACCATCAGGAAGTGTTCCCTTGTCTAAGAGATAGTACGTTGTTCTTGAGAAGTTTGTAGTTGCTGGTGTATCAAACTCTGATTGAGTTGGAACTAATTCCTCACCACTAGAAGTGTAACCTGATTGATTTGAAAAACTATTATTATATACTACCTCATAGTAACAATTGAATGGGTCAAACAAAACCATCTTTGTTTGATTCGTACCTACCTTTTGTCTGTTAGATATATTAGTAGGAACATTTGTATTGAACTCCAATGCCTTTGTGGTATATTTCCTTGGAGTCTTAGCACCTAATTCATCATCTGTATTAGTATAGATGATTGACCTCTTCGGTTCGTTCTTTTTCTTGTCCATCATCGTATCGATAGACCTGAAATGATACCCCAATGATGTCTCCCAGAAAAAGAAACCTGCTGTATTACCAAGAGCATCACTAGATGAACCAGGAACACTCTTCTTTGCTAACCAGTTGATTGTATAGAAAGGTTTCTTCATGTTGCCCATAAAGTTTAGGTTGTTGATAGTCTCTTCAAAGTCAACCAGAACTTTATCTGTACCTAATCCATACTCACTATTTGATAAGATAGTAGCAACACTTTCGGATATCTTACCTGTAAACTTTTTCTTCAATCTAATCTTGTCGTCAAGAAAAAATTCTTTTGACCTCAATTCAACTTGTACAATCTGTCCCCTGTTATCATCACTGATAGGGTTGACCATATTCACGTACAAAGGTATATCTGAAATTTGTACATCATTCAAGTCGGTTATCTGAAACTGACACCTTTCGCCCCCTACAATAGGCAGACCATCAAGAATAGATTGTCCATCCGTAGAACCACCACTATCAACAAAAGTTGCTTGCACACTGATAGTATCGCTCAAGATACTTTCAAAGTATCTGAAGTCAATAATACCTGCCGTAACATCAGTTGACTTGCCACCCTTATTGGATGATATGAATAGTCTAACACCACCCGGAGCTGCCTTGTAAGAAGAACCCTCTGCCATTTCTGTTTATCTTTATTCTATTTAACCATAATAATCAAGAGTTTCATTGTTAGATGAACCTCCTCCCATAGGAACATAACGAGTTGATGTACTACCACTGTATGGAGCAACAATTTGTCTGACCTTAGTCTTACTCATAACAATAGTCTCTCCACCGGTTGGGTCATTATATGATGTGTAATTCATCAGCAAGTCTGCTGCTTTCTTACCCTCTGCTTTATTCAGAAGGTCAAGAAAACCAGGTGCTGCCTGTTCAATTGCCTTGAATGAATCGTGGTCAATGACGAACTCTGTTCCTTCCTCACCCACCATTGCTAGGTGCGGACCAGGTTTTGTCTTACCACCCATAGCGTACTTTGCTTTTATCATACTACGAAGTTTCTGTCCACCATCACCAATCTTATCAGATGGTGAAAGCATATCTAAGTCCCAACGAGAACCATCACCACCCCACACTTTAGGACCATAGTTGTATGGTTTCTTACTAACAGCAGGTAAGTATCCATCCTTACCTGAACCTGCCTCACCATGAGTCATGACCTTTTTGATATTGATATCTGATGGTTTCCAACCCCACGCCTTTGTAATCTTAGCCGACTCTTCTACTAATCTATCAATCTGAACTGGTTTTGGCCAATCTGTATATTTACCAGAACCTTTCGGCACCTCCCTCATTGCAGCAACCGCAAGACCAACAGAGTTCTGATTACGACTTTCTGTATGTTCGCCTGTCTTATTGTAGTCTATCTTACGATGTACTTTACCATCACCAGTGATGACGGTATGATATCCGCCAGCAGTACCTTCATATCCACCAGCAGTCCAGTGTAGATATAACTTCTTATCTCTTCCTGGTTTGATATCGTCTTGTATATCTGCAGATGGTGCTTGAGCATCAGCAATGCTACCACCAACAATCAACAGACCTTCGTTACCTGCTGTGTTGAAGAAGTGATTCTTATGTTGAGTTACATTGACGTTCTGTGATGGATCATTGAATGCACTACCGGTTCTGAAACCTGTTGCTGCTAACATCTTTGTAACTTTATCATCATCGTACCCTTCACTTTTGAGTATACCTCTCAACTTATCTACATTCTGTGCTGTCTTGATTGCCTCAAGAGCAGTCGCCATTTGAGCATCTGTTCTAGGTGTATTGATACTACCATCTGAGATAGGTTGATACTGACCACGACCCATAATCACACCAGTGATACTAGAGTCATTCGCCAAGAATGTACCTGTCGATGCCTTACCTGATTGTATCAGACCAGCACGATTCAATACACTTCTAGCAACCAAAGCCATACCTACTGGTCCTTCACCGCCAGACTCGGCAATAACTAATCTCTGGAATAAATCTAGTTCAGTACCTGATACATTAGCATCCATCAATTCACCCGTAGCACTGTCTCTATCACCAGCAACAGTTCCTGTTCCTGCTGTAGATTTAGTTTTAGGTTTAGGTGGTTTTATTCCTAGTTTTGTCTTGAGATATTCGGCAATCAGACCTTCTGGAGTTGATGGCGTATCTTCATCTTCTTCATCCTCTGTTTCTGATTCACTCTCTACTTTTTTCAGAGTCTCTTTATTCTTTTCAACCTCTTTCTCCATAGAACTGGTAACCCACTCCTTGATACCTGACTTACCTTTTATCTCACCATCTTCTATACCATCAAGATATAGGTTAGTAAAACCTTGACCAATACTTTCATAGTCGCGTGGTGTAATCTGCTCACCCAATAACATTTTATTAGATACAGCAAGCATAGGTCCAAAATAATCTATCTTACTATAATCTGTGCTGATTTCTTCTTTTCCTTTTATCTTTACTTGGTCTGGTTTACGTTGTGTATCTTCTTTTACTGTAACCCCAATATTCTTTTTCTCACCACCGATAGTTCTGGAAGAAAGACCACCTTCTGATCTACCTTCTACTTCTGCTTTAGGTTCTTTTTTGCTAAAAATAGCATCATATAATAAACCACCAAGTGCTGAACCACCTTGACTGCCAACAAACATACCAACAGCAGTTCCAACAGGTCCACCAATCAGAGTTCCTAATGCACCACCAGCCCAAGTACCAAGACCAGAACCTACACCTTTGAATGCTGCCTTACCTACTGGGTCACCTGATATCCACGATAGAATAAACTCTACGATACCACCAATCAGTGGAACATTTTTTACAATTGGTTTTAGAATACCTGCAGCAAACTTTACAGTTTTTGCTGCTCCTCTACCACCAAGAGTTTTGACTAGAGCATCTCTACCAAAATTAGTAATAGCAGAGCGTCCATATTTACCACCTAAACTTTTTACCGCGTCTGCACCAAACCTACGAACAGCAGCATCTCTACCATATCTAGAAGCATATCTTCTGGCAGCACCTGCTGTTGTTCCACCTCTAGTAACTCTTCCTGCTTGGTTCTTAAGTCCTTGTATACCTGTCTGAGGTTTACCACCGGGAAGATTGCTACCGCCACCATCCATGGTAGCCATACCAACGATGAGTGCTATGTTTAGGAATTTATTGAGAGCACCTGCTAACTTATCAAAATTTTCTGCTGCTTTTTCGCCGCCAATATTTTTTATCGCACCTCTAGTCCAGTCGTATGCCTTGTATCCCCAATCAACAAGGGTTACTAGACTGTTCAGTATCTTACCAGCAATATCAACAACAAACTTGACTGTTGCTGCTAGTCCTTTAGCAATCGGAACTAATACTGGTGCATAGTCTACTAATTTTATCAGAAGAAACCCAAAGATAATATTATTGATAAACTTCTTTATCCTATCAAGGAAACTCATCTTCGGTTTCTTTACCGTCAAATCTTTCTCACTTTTCTTCTTCTTTCCTTTTTCTAAATCTGCTTCCTGTCCAGATCTTGATTCTTTTGCTTTCTTTCTCCTCTCATCATTGATTCTTTTCTTCTCTTCAGCAAGTGTCCCTGCTAAAAGTTTAGTTGCAGTATCAATCTTCTCTGTTACCTCTGCATACTTCTCCTTCTTTCTATCACCAACTTTGATGATAGAAGTATCACTGAGAAGAACTATGGTTCTGTTCTCTACCGGTCTTTGTGGTAGAAGTTTTTGAATATCTACTGCCATCAGAGATTAATCCCCAGTGTGTTGAGTTTAGTTCTTGACCTAGAAGCAGCACTGAATACTGGAATAGATGGTCCAGTACCACCAGTAGGACCAACAGTCTCAGTATCAGAACCAAGGTCAACAAAAGTAACCTTTGGTTTTGATCTATTCAATGGTGTGATAGGTGTAGACTTCACACTTTTATCACCAACCATTGCAGGAGCAGGAACATATCCACCACTAGCAGCGTGCATTGTACCCTTTACAATCTTGGGTTTGTTTGCATCCTGTCCACCATAATATTTGTTAGCAGCAAGTAGGTTTTGTTTACCAACACCCTGCACTGCCTCATTGTTCATCACAATCTCACCCTTGCTCAACATAGCAGGGTTCTTATCAATACCAGGTTTACCCTTCACTTCACCACCGCTGTTGTATGCAACGTGAACGTGATCAGCGTGTCCAGCAGGATCGTTACCTTCATGGAATAGTTGTACTGGTTTGACCTGATTCTTTCTATTGAATTCTTTTATACCATTGAGAATTTTAGTCTGGTCATCAACACCAGACTCACCCTTTCTTTTGAATAGGTTTGGACCCCACCCACCAATATCAATTGCTCTTGCTCCTTGTGATTCATAATGTAATGAACCTGGAGAGTGACCACTCTCTCTTGGCCAAGCAGGATGTTCTGGATGTTGATGTACACCTGAACCCCATATTCCTAGACCACTCTTATCAAGGTAACGACCAAGTTCACCTGCAATTTTACTGCCTTGTGTTGCTTCTCTACTACCTTTGCTTACAACTGTTATTCCAGGAGCATTAGATGGTTTTCCAGACTTACTATCATACTCTGTATTCTTTGGAGTTATAATCTGACCGTGGTTCTTTTCATCTTCTGTCTTCTTTTCTCCACCCATAGTCAAACCTGCCATCAAGTAATTCTTAATGATATCAAGAGCACTCTCTGGTTTATTATCTTGGTTCTGTGGTGTGCTAGCAACAGTATATTGGTTTACAGTATCAGTAGAGATGCGTGACTCATCAGATGTTGGTAACACAGTTGCATCGCCATCTAGATTAGGCATAGCAAGTTGTGCTGCTGCCGCTGCAGATAACTCTTCTCCTTTCTTACCTTCAACACCACTGTCCTTGAATGCTTGTTTAGTTGTTTGATATGATTGATTGTAATCGTATCCAACCATAGCGTGTGGACTAACTGTGATAGGTGAACCATTATCGACCCACTTTTTATACTCTGCATGTTTCTTCTGGTCATTCTCTTTTGTTTCTCTAGATAATGCCATCGACGGAGCTCTATATCTCCACTCTTGATTAATAATCTTCTTGGTATTAGCAGATTCAACTACCTTTTGGAACTCATCTGAACCAGGTTTGACACCTACAAGTTGATCTTGAAAACCATTGAATAAGTTACCATGCTCCACAACTTTATTGACTTGTCTAATCTCTGCTCCTTCTGGTGAAGTAGCATACTTAACAACAAAAGTTTTACCAGTCTGTCCAGGATTTACAATTTTTTTACTACTGTATACATTATCACCTTGAAAATAATTGCTGGGGTTGAACTCCATCTTCTCAATAGGTGTTGATTCAACTTCACCACCCCCATCATAACCACGAAGCATCTTCATTGCTTCTTCTTGCTGTTTTCTTCTGTTGTATAACTTACCTGCAAGAGAATCATTACTTACATTATCTAACTTACCCTCAGTCGCTTTTTGTGCATCACCACTAAACCAAGACATTGGATTGAATATATTAAAACTTTCTCCGCCGCCATCCATTGCTAATGCTACGGTTTTTTTACCACCATCCATTGATATTGATGGAGGTTCTGGTAATGGTTTCTCATACTTATCACCTTTTCTCTCACCAATCATTCCACCACCCTGAGCATAGAGAATGTTATTCATCATCTTAGGCATATTGGTTCCACCACCAGCAGCATTCATTGCTTCTAATGTATCTACACCATATTTCTGAACAGCACCCTTGCTCATTACAAACTCACCATCAGTGAGCATAGCAGGGTTCTGGTCAATGCCAGGTTTACCTTTGACTTCGCCACCCCCTGCGAAACCAAGCATATCACCACTGATGGGAGCACCAGTGATACCACCAAAGTCTTGAGTATCGTCTAGTTGTGACTGACCTTCCTCTGCTTCGGGGTCATTAGATGGTGTCATTGATTGTACAATACCACCTACAGCAGCAGTGCCTACAACAGCAAGACCAGCAGCAGCAATTGGATTTGCTTTTGCTGCTTTCAGTAGAGATGGTAATGCCTTAGTAAGTATTCTCTTGGTAAATCTGGCAGTCAGACCAATGATTGTCCGTACAAATTTACCAAATGACGTACCAAATAGTATGTAAGCACCAAGTAAGGTAGGCCACCAGTCCTTGAAGAACCTGAAGATAGTATCAATCTTCCCTCTGTTCTCTGGGTTAGCAATCCAATCAATCAAAGACATCAATGCCTTGCCTAATAAGATAGTCTTCAGGAAACCAAATATCTTATCAAGTAAACTCTTGACTGGTTTGATTACTTGCTTTGCTGCCTTACCTAAAAAAGATTCTTTACTTGTTTCTAATTCTTTTTCTGTCTTCTTTCTCTTTTTCTTTTCTTCTGCCCTTCTATCTGCTTCTGCCTTATCTTCTTCTAACTTGAAACCTTCCTTAACTGTAGCAAGAAGTTCATCAAGTTTTTTTGTTACTGAATCTAAACCATCATCATCTTCTTCCAGAGTAACAATCTTATCTGAGTCTATGAGTTGTCTTGTTACTATAACTGCGCCGCCACCAGCACTTTCTACCTCATCAGACTTTTTCTTTCGATTCAGAAAATTTTCAATGAATGTACCAAATTTATTAGGATCGTTTCTTGCCTTGAATCCTTCCTTTCTTTCTTCGCCAGTCAATTGCTCACCTTCAATGGTGCCTTCTGCTATCAACTCATCACGATACTTTGCATACTTATCTTCACCAAAAAACTTTGCAGGAACAATTGCACTTGCTTTGATTGTAGTTACTTTTGGTTCCGGTGACGCAGGTGCAGGTTCATCTTGAATCGAACCCAATAGATCATCAAGCCCCTCTGGTATGTCTTCGTCTTCTTCCTCTTCCCCAATCATATCTCTTGCCATTTCATGCAAGATCGTATCATTATAACCCATCATGATACGACTATCAACATCAGAACTCTCTTTATCATCAAGAGAGTTATATGTCTTTGATATGAGAGCAATCTGGTCATCAGAAAGTTTGGCGACAAGATCCTCTCCCAACTTTTTGTTGTAGAGTTCTCTTGTTTGTGCCTTACTTCTTCTAGCCATTTTGTTGTTGCTTTAGTTTTTCATCTTCAAGATGTGATTCCAATAAACCAACATAAATGTCTCGTTCCCAAGGAATAAGATTTTCAATTTCAGTCAATGAATATTTATGGTACTGCACCAAGGCAAAGTTTAGACGATAGTAGTTTTCCAGATCCATATGGATCAGGGCTACGCGAAAAAAGACGCAAGTCCCTCCAGGATGACATCACTTTCTACTTTAGTCTTGGGGTTCTTAATAGTAATTTTATGAGACAGTTTAGGCATTGTCTCAAAGAACTTCTCAATCTTCTTGAACTGGGAAGAGTTCATTGACTCAACAAATTCTTTGATTTCTTTCTTGGTACAATCTGCTGCTGCCCACACCTCTTCTTCAGTGAACACCTTATCAATACAAGATGCGATCAATTCGAACGATTGATCCATTGCATTCTTATCAGTAAAGTCAAAGTTGTTAGAGATAAACTGTTCCAACGATGGATACTTCATCTCCATTGCAATAGTATCGTCAAGTTTGATACACTTGTCGTGACCTTCTGGTTTGAATACTTTGATATCATCCAGGTCTAACCACACAGATACTTGTGTCTTACCATCATCAGGACAGATAAGATTTACTTCCAGTTCTTCGCCAACAGACTTGCCGCGAATGTTTAAAAACAAGAATTCAATATCAAACGTAGGCAGTTGCTCTACTTTGATTCCTCTAGTCAAAATACAGTTCTGAATAACACTCTTGACTGCTGTAGTGATTTGCTTATTGTCCTCACTCTCTAATGCAATCACAAGAAGTTTCTCTTCTTTTACAAGGAAGGGTCTATATCTAATCGTTTTTTCTGTCGAAGGCAACTCAAGTTCATAAGTTGGCGTAGCAATCTTTGGTAAAGGCATAATGACCTATAAACATTTCATTTGATTTTATTTAGTATCATTGTATGAATGTTCTATACTTGATATAAGAGAATCCAACTGTATATTTCAGCAGACTATTCTGATCTGAATATGATACTGGTGTCGATGCAATCGAAGTTGGGTAACAATCATAGAACTGATACATCACAGAGGTATCATAATCTTTCTCAAATTTATATATTTCCATAAGGGTTCTGTATTCTATAGGATACTTTACCTTATATGAATAGTTGTAGTTTCCTGAAAAATCAGCTTCGTTTGTAATAAATGCCATCCAACTTTCAAACACTCTTATGGGAAGATACTTCTCTTCATCCACATAGAATGAAAGACTTATCTCATCGTCGTGGACCTTTCTATATGCGTGTCTTTCAGTAACACCATACCTATCATTGGTTGCTTCAAATGTTGCTAACCTATGACCAGGAAGAGATGCATCGGAACACATCAAGTTCAAATCATCTTGATTATAACTGGGTAAACTTTCCCTCAATCCTTCAGGAAGAATGATGTTCACAGAAAAATGATTTGTAGTTGCTGGTCGTAATAATTTTGATTTGATGTCTGCTACTGACCTTGGTCTCGTCATCTAAATAAGATTACTGGTATATATTATGTATGTCCAAAACTTACAAAAGTATTTACAAACCATCATACCCAGAAAAATACGCGGGCAACCCCAACAATATCATCTGCCGTAGTAATTGGGAGAGAGTCTTTTGTCGATATTGTGATCTTACAAAGAATGTTTTAGAGTGGGGAAGTGAAGAGTTTTTTATTCCATACTTATCACCTGTAGACAATAGAGTTCACAAATATTTTCCTGATTTTATAATGAAGGTGAAAGAGTCTACAGGAACTATCAAAACTTATGTGGTAGAAGTCAAACCAAAAAGAGAAACAAAACCACCTAAAAGAAAAAATCTGTATGAGATGAAAACCTATGCAGTCAATCAGGCAAAGTGGAAAGCAGCAAAAGACTTTTGTGATGATAGAAAAATTGAGTTCAAGATTATCACAGAGGACGAACTGGGTATCAAATACAGATGAACCGCATCGAAGCAATCTATCCAGAGACCGTCAAAACTAATGACCCAGAAGATTTGATGCTTCTAATTATGGAAGCATTGAATGATACAGTCACACCAATACCTGACGTAGGGCAGTTCTGTACCTTTGTATATAATGCAAAGACTCAAGGTATAACATATGATCAACATCCTTTGGTTGCTGTAACTGAATTATATCCTTGGGGATTTCAAGGTATCAACTTCCATTGGAGAGAAACTAGACGATATACCTGGGAAGAACTTGCGGGACAGGTATACATAGTAAAGAATCAAGAACTAGACGATTTACTTGCATTACCTTATGCAAAAATCCTCACTAAATAAATAAAAAACCTGCGTAATGGCGACAGTTTTATCCAGCAGGACCTACGGGGATCCTCCGATACAAACCACAACTAAAGTAGATACCGACACTGGAAAATCAGAGATTTATATCTTTGTTGATGGTGAGGAAAAACTTGCTGCGACTGGTAATACTGATGGATCCTGGGATATAAGATCTAGATTTAGAAGAAAGTTCAATAATGTAACAGGAGATACTTTATCAGACTCGGAGTTTGAAGATTATTTTGCAGAGAATTTTCAGAGGAGAGCAGATAGAGATAGAGCAAAAATTATAAATGAAAATTCATCTGCCGCTGTCAGGAAACAACTTTCAGATGAAGGTCTTTCTGGTATAAACTCACCCGAAGCAACAGAAGGTGTGCCTGATGAAACTGCGGACCAATCGAAAACTTCAAGTCTTGAAATTGAAGCCATAGGTAATCAACTGGGTGCAATCGGTAATCTCACTGGTTCAGCATTATATTATCCAACAACTCTGGCAGATGATCAAGCAGCATTGAAAATTGAAATACTTAATTATGAACCTGGTGGTCTAGGTACAGGTCTGTATGGTGGTAGAAGTGGTGAACCCACAGGCAGTCCAATAGCAACTATTTTCTTACCTGTTCCCAGAGGTGCTTCTGATAATAACACTGCTGGTTGGAGTAGTGGTGATATGACTGCCCTTGATGCAGCAGTTGCTGACCTTATGATCAAAGGAATGAAAGGTGATGTTGGTGGTGTTGAAGGCAGAGCAAGAGCAATTGTAGATGATATTGGTAAAAATTCTGAAGATGCAAAGAAAATAGTTTCAACAATGTTGGTGGAAGGTGCGACAGGCATCGGTAAAGGAGCTCTTCAAAGACAAGAGGGTGCAATCATCAACCCAAACACTGAACTACTATTCAACAATCCAAACCTAAGAGACTTCAACTTCTCCTATGAATTAACACCTAGAGATTCTAATGAAGCAGAAACAGTAGTAAATATTATCAGATCATTGAAGGCAAGTATGGCACCAAGAAGAACAAAGTCTACCTTGTTCTTGAAGTCGCCTAACTTGTTCAAACTTTCTTATGTGATAGGTAAAGGTGGTGGAGACAATCCATACCTAAACAAATTCAAACTGTGTGCATTGAAAGGACTAACAACAAATTATGCACCAAATGATACCTTTATGAGTTTCACTGATAACATTCCTGTAAGGTATGATATCACAATGCAGTTCCAAGAAATTATACCAATCTATCAAGACGAATATACAGGTTCAGGAGTTGGTTACTAATGGCTAATTACTTCAGTTACTTATCAGACTTTGATTATGTTAGCAGGTATCCTGGTGCAAAGATATCTGATTATGCACCAGTAAAAAACTTTTTCAAGAAGGGTTATCTTCGTGATGATATCTTCAAAGACATTACTGTCTTTACTAAGTATAAGATTGAAGGTGATGAGAGACCAGATAATGTTGCAAAGAAATTATATGATGATGCTAATCTAGATTGGATTGTTCTGCTATCAAATAACATCATCAATATTCAAACTGAATGGCCACTGACTCAACAAAACTATGATAACTTCTTACTAGAGAAGTATGGTTCGTATGAAAATTTGAATGCCGTTCATCATTATGAATCAAAAGAAATCAAGAATGATGCTGGAGTAGTTATATTTCCTGCTGGTATTCAGGTTGATCAAAAC